CCACGACTTACCACCACCTGCCCCGCCTCCGAATAAGAGGAACCTAGTAGTCTCATCGTCAAGGAGCTGATAACTAAGATGTTGCTTTAGTGTCGGGCGTAATGTTATTGATGCCATTTTTTAGTTGTGGTTTATTACCACCAAGCTGGTGACTATCGCCATCAGGTTGTAGATAGTTAATACTTTTTATCTTTTCTCCGTCTGTTGTGTGGTCTATCTCCTGTCGGTCTCTCATATCTGTTAAATTCTTCGCCGTAAAAATAAAAGCGGCAGTCTGGAATAGCCCTTTAAGGCCGTTCTGAAGCAGAAAAGCCTTTTGTAAATCCTTACACATTTTATAGGCTTCGGAAAATATTGGCTTTTTAACTGTTCCGTCTTCGTTTCTATCGTTAGCCCACTCCCAAAGTGTCGCAGAATTAACACCCAAGTATAGAGCAAAGGATTCAAACAGGGGGAGATCATTGGCCCGCTCCTCGTATTTAGTCCAAGATTCACCGGTTTTAGTATTAGTTACTACGGTCTCTATCTCCCTATAAGGAGGAACACTAAAAAATTCTATCATTTGTTGTGGTATTGATTCATTGTATTTTGAAGGTCTGCCCATAATTATATTAGGTTTACTCGGTAATTCTTTTATACTGACCGTTTTAATATCTTTAGGATTTTTCTTACGACCCTCTTTTAATTTTCTTCTCGTAGTAGTTGCATAAGTAGAGAGATTACTAGCCATAGCCTTAGTATACCTAAAAACTAAGCAAATTTAAAATAGTATATAAATACTAGTCAATACTAGTACTTGACAGTCAATGCGAAAGTTGATATAGTATTAACAGTTAAAGAACATTAACAACTTAAGAGGATAACAAAAGCACTTCTGATCCTGTCAACTATATAGCACCCAACTTTAACGCTATAAATAAATAGTAACGCTTTAGCAGTGTCTTATCCTTTTAACTATCTAATGGGCAGGTATGACTTTATTAAACTATTTATTAAAAGCCTGCCCACGTTCACAATATTAAATTACCTATAAGTATGATTTATCAATTCGAGGGATCAAAATACCAAACGACTAGAAATTTAACAACATCAGAAACGGCTAAATTAATCAGGCAGGAAATAAACGAAAAGTACAGCAAAAAAGACGGCTAGAAAATATCAGTAAGAACAAAATTATTTGCAGGAGGTTCCTCGATAGATGTCTGGGTTGTTGATACTAAGATTAAAGTTTTTCAGGATGATTACGCAAAATTAGAAATAGCAAAAGATTGGGAAGGTATAAGAAGTATAAGGTGGGAAAACCAAGGCTATACTGAGGAATTTAACAAGGTACTAAAGGACTTAGAGGCTATTGTAAATCAGTATAATTATGATGATTCTGATAGTATGACTGATTATTTTAATGTAGGTTTTTATAGTTCTGTAGGTATTGACTGGGAAGCTAAAAAAGATTTACTAAATTTAAACTAAATAAAATGAAAAACATCACAATAGTAATTACAATAGTAGCCTCCTTAATAATACTATACGCCCTGACAAACAGAGCGCTAAACATACATTTTGAGAATCAAGAAACAATGTTATGTGAATCTGCTAAAGTTTCTCAAAATGCTAAATACTTATACGAGTGTGCCTGTTACTACGAAGGCCAAAACATAAGCTGTTTAATGAAATAAACACATCCTGTATACTAGCGATATGTTAACCAACATACCTAACGCTAAACAATACATACTCCTACCGGTAGCAGAACCCAAAGAAGCTATACCGGTAGGGGACAGCCGAATAATAGGAAAGGAACCCTCCACACTCACATACTCGCAACTCTTACTGCAACAAGTGGCCCGACAATTAGACGACAAAGACGTAATAGGCCGAGTAGGTATAAACATGGAGAGGTGTTTAATCATCGTGAATAAGACCCCTAAAGAACTCTACACCGCCCTAAATATTGCCACAGAGGAACTTTCAACCACTTTCGAGGATAAACCGCACCTACTACCAAAAGGAGGCTTAGAACTAATAATATTGCCCTGGGAAGAGATCCAAGAGGCCGATAACACCGCCCCTAAAAGCTAAACCAATAACAAACAATGTCTAAAATACCACAAAAAGACCGCAAACTGATAAAGAAGTACGCTAGACTGAAAGGCAAGATCACGCCTGATATACGCCTCAGCGATCTTCTAGACGTATACGAAGAGGCCGACCCCTCTACTCGATTGCTCTACAAATTAGAAATGCTTGCCTACTTAAAAGCAATAAAAGAAGCAGATGACGCCACCGACCACCCTATACTACAAACAAAAAGTTAAGTACCAAAAGAGAATCCCTGTATGAAATCTTTTTTAAGTTACGATTTTCCCCACTAATAAAAATTCCTCCTAAATAAAGAAGTCTAAAAAAATTCCCCTAATAAAAAAGTCTTAAAAATTTTCTAATAAAAAAGGTGTTCAAAAAAACCAATCATAAACATAGTTCACTGTTCACCCCCTTTATAAGGGGGGTGAACAACGTGAACACTGTTTAATGTATATTGGCGAGCGAATGAACACAATAATGAACACTGTTCTTAACAATGGCGTACCTAAAGGCAGGATAATAGTGTTCAAATGAACACTGTTTTGAACAGTATTGAACACTATAGTGGAAATAACAGTGTTCACGCCAAACTATGACAGAGGCAAAAACCGCTTACCTAAGCCCTGGAAAATTGTGTTCACGTGAACACTGTTATTTAACTTTATGTCAAATCTACCGATCGCTTACCTAAGCCACTTCTAGCCTTCCTTATTTAGGACCAAAATAGCTAAAAAATAGACAAAATAGTATATACTTAGTATATACTTTTCAGTGTTTTTTAAGGGATTTTATTTTATTACTGTGAAAACTGTAGAGAAGATTTATCAGTACTGCGAGTAGCTGTTAGTAGGGTAATTCCTCTTCGCTATCTCCAAAACCTAGCCCACCAGAGAAGTCCTTAGTAGCTTGCGCATCTCTAAGTCTTATTTCATCTTCTTTACTAAGCAACTTATTGGCGGTGTACCAGTTTTCTTTACCTTTTTTGTACATAGACAGAACTCCACCAGACACCAAGTTGCTTAAAGACCTGCGAATAGTACTCTCAGAGCTACCATAATTAGCTAGAGTATCCATAATATCCTTACGGCTAACCTGTTTACCTTGCCTTATTAGCTCCTTTATTACTTCCTCCGACTCTCCCGACTTTGACTCGTCTACAAACTCCTCTATGGAACCCATATACTTAAAACCAGTAACTATAGACTCTCCGTTGTCATCTCTTCCCACCTGCATCTGTATCATAAACTTGTCTAGCTTTACTGAGTCCCTGGCCTTTGTTTGTTTTAGAGTCATATCTATTTTACTGGAACCAACAGTCTCCAAGCGGAACTGTGTAAAGGTCTGAGCATTTATATTGCTTGAGCCTCTAAGTCTTTGACTGTCATTACGGAATACCCCTTGTGAGGGTTTATTTTCGTGGTGTAGTGCTAAAAATGCTTTATTAGGGAAAAGGGTGCGTAACCCATCAAAAAACCTCTGAGTATCCTCAGCAGAAGACTCAGAGCCGACCATTAAGTCTACAAATGAGTCTATTATTATCAGTTTTATATCGTCCCTAGCAACAATAGAGGAGACTGCGAGAGCAAACTCCGAAGGGTTGCCTTTGCCATCCGATAATTGAAACTTATCAGGATATTTTAGCCACTGTATGTTACCTCCAGTGTTTATATCTAGTCCTTTTATTCTTCGGGATACCATAGAAAGGGGATTCTCTTTATCTAGGAAAAGGACTTTAGCAGGTGACTCTACCTCAAATTCCCCTAGCCAGTCGTTACCCTCTGCGATTGCTTTAGCTAGAGAGAGGGTGAGAAAAGACTTACCTGTGCCTTCGGCTCCGTATATAAAACAAAAGCCTTCGGAATATATAATATCCTTTATCAGCCAGGCTTGTTCGGGAAACTCCATAGTTGTAAGGTCTGTATCTGTAAGGATCTGGAAGTCTTCGGGTAAGTGGTTAGCTTTCCACTGGGTAGCTGTTAGTGTTGGTAGTTTTAGAAAAGACTCCTTTGTATGTTTCTTTTTAGACTTCTTATTAGAAAAGTAATCGCAAATATCCTTAGTCTTTTTAGGTAGTTGTATAACTTTAGCGTGGGGAAAGTAGTTTAGTAAGTCGGTTGTTCCCTTACTACCAGCTTCATCGTTATCCAGACAAATCCAGATATTCTTATTAGTAAGGAGTGGGACCCATTCTGGCTTAAATGTCCCAGCCCCATTAGTAGAAGAGACTGCCGGAATGCCCTCTTGTGTTAGCTTTAGCGCATCTATTTCCCCTTCTGTTATTATTACACTCTTCTTGTCTTTTATGTTGTGGTAGTTAAACAGGGTAGCTTTAGAGCCGGTAGGGTTTTTGTATTTAGGATCGGTATTCCCTTCCTCTTTATAGTGTAGATTCCTGGCCTTTATAAAAGTGAGATTTCCTTGTTCATCCTTTATCGGAATATTCAGGTAATTCTCGTCCCAAGCAACCCCATAGTCTAGTAGAAAGTCTGCCGATAGTGTATGGTCTTTTAGGTAGGATTCTATGGTCATTTTAGTTCTTAATCCAGTGTTTATTAGTCTTCACCCCAGTATCTACTAT